AGCTATAGTAGATGCCGAGCAAAAAATTGCACAGGCTCAAGAAGCAGGTAGAGAGAGTAGGCAAGAGTTTCTAAAGGCTCAAACAAAGATGCGCGAAGGTTCTTCCACAGACGAAGAAAAAAGTAACTTCGGTAAGCTACAGCGAGCAAACTTAGCTAGAGATAGAGGTTTAGAACAAGCACGGGAAGACCTTTCTTTAGCACAAGAAAAAGAAAAAAGCTTGCAGAGGCAGTTAGACTATACAAGCCAAATTATAGACACAGCATCTCAAGCATTTGAGTCTAACTTAAGAGGCGCAATTAATGCGCTTATAACAAATCAAGAAAGCAGCTTAAAAGACTCTCTTTTAAACATAGCCAAGGGGGTAATGACTAGTGTTGCAGGAACTGTTTCTGACCAGTTAACAAAGTCTGCGTTAGACTTTTTAAAGATAGGCGGAAAGATGACCCCCGAAGAAAAAATTGTAGAGGCACTTGACAATACAGGGTCAAAAGTTCAGATAGCCTTAGAAAGTGGTGGGGACTATATAGCACGTAAAATACGGGAAGCTTTAGGAACAGCCGATATACCAATTATTGACAAATCAACTCAAGCAAAAGTGCCGCAGGTACCAATAGGGCCCTCTACTGAGGACAAACCAACTCAAGAAAAAGTGCCCTCTGTTGGAGACTCTAGGCAGAATTTCTTTGTAGCTCCCAAAAATATGCCGACACGAGACATAGCCGGCTCACAGTTTAAGGGGGTGAAGACAGAACCGAGTATATTTCAACCGCTTAAAGATTTATTCTCAAAAGATGCACCTTTTTTACAGAAAATTGGTGATATTTTTAGTAGTTTTAAAGATGGTTTTGCCTCTATTTTTAAAGGGCTATTTAGCGGAGAAGGAGGAATTGGCTCTCTTTTAGGCTCTCTTGGAAGCGGTATAAGGGGTATTTTACCTTTCGCAAGCGGAGGAATTATTCAAGGAGGTATGAAAGCTTATTCTTCCGGAGGAGTTGTAAGCAAGCCTACTCTAGGGCTTATTGGAGAGGGTAGACATAACGAAGCCGTGGTGCCTTTACCAAATGGAAAAGAAATTCCTGTAAATCTAGGTTCTACGGGTGGTGCGGGTACAAATAATGTAGCTGTAAATATAAGTATGGAAGGGGGCCAAGCAACTACGGAAGGTGGTTCGCAAAATATCTCAGAATTTGGAAATGTTATTGCAAGCCTCGTTCAAAGAGAGCTAGCGGACCAAACAAGACCCGGAGGTTTATTAGCAAAATGACAAATATAGTAGACGATTCAGGAAGTGCTTATACTGTCGATAGAAGTGCATCAGAGAGTTCAAAACCGCGTATTCGAAGTTTTTCTTTTGGAGACGGATACGAGCAACGCATAGCCGATGGTATAAATACTCTAGGGCAAACTTTTTCTATATCTTTTAAAAATAGAAGCCTAACAGAGGCAAATGCTATAGTAGACTTTTTCGAAAGTAAAAATGCAGTTACGCCTTTTGCTTATTCGCCACCTGGGTTTGCCTCAGCAACTACGGGCACTCAATTTACAGCAAATAATACTATTACAGGAACCGGACTCTCGGGTTTAGGAGATGATGGCTGGATTTTGGTAGTAGGAAGCACCTCTAATGATAAAGGGTACTCTATAGATAGCACCGGAACTAATACTGCAACAGCATTAACTACCTACGACCCTCAAGTAACTTCCGCAACTGAAAGTTTTACGGTATTAAAAGCATTGGGGGTAATATGTGAACAGTGGAGTATTTCTCACCCCCAACCCAATATAGCAACTGTTACAGCAAAACTAAAAAGAGTATATGAGCCATGAGCATAGGAGCAGATCTACAGACCTTAAACTCGGGGAACTCCCCTTATGTAGAGCTATTTGAAATTCAAGTAGCAGAGTCAACTTACATTTACATAACTAACTACTTAGAAGATATCGGACCTTTTACAGATACTTCTACTAATTTAATTCAGTTTAGGGATTATGATAATCCCAGCGTAATAAGAACATACTATCCAGTGCCTAGTTCTTTGGAGGGTATAGAGCACAAATCAGAGGGTCAATTTCCCCAACCAACCCTTACGATAGCAAATATTTTAAGAAGCTCGGGCAACGATAGTTTTTCCGGATTACTAGGAAGTTTGTCTTATGAAGATATTTTAGGGTTTAAAGTAATACGTAGAAGAACTTTAAAAAAGTATTTACATGGCGAAAGCGGAGATGCAAATCCCCCAGTAGAATTGCCCAGAGATGTTTTTTACTTAGATAGAATAGAGGACGAAACCCCAGACAGGGTAGTGTTTACTACAGTCCTTCCTATAGATTTTACAGGAGTAACTTTACCTAAAAGAAATATCATTGGAAATAGGTGCCCCTGGGTGTATCAAGGAGCTTCAAGAAATAAGAATGAGTGGGAAAAAGTTGGTGGATGTAGTTGGATGGAAAACTCAAGTATTATTATCGGAGACAACTATGCCTATGTTTATGTGAATGAGGATGATGAATATTTAATAGACTCTACAACAACTTTTACTCTTTATTCTTCTGGATCCGTAGATAAGTTTTCTTTTTACAAAGTAGTAAAGTCTGGTTTAACTAAAATAAGTGAGACGGGGACTTTATCTACAGCAACTGACTATGACTACTGGCAAAATTTAACGGGAGTAGACACAACTCCTTCTGAGTTATCTCCTAATTGGAGACGGGTTCGTATTTATACACAATTTACTGGGTCTCCCACCGTAAACGTGTATACTGATTCCTCTTATAATAGCTACTTTAGAACGGGAACTACCCCAAATTATACAATATGGAAAGCAGTTAGCCGTAGTCAACAATCTGCGGCTGCTCCTACTGAAACGGGGGTTCTCTGGGAAAGAGGAGACAAATGTGGTAAACGAATAGACTCATGTAAAGCCAGATTTGAAGCTCGTGCAATAGTAACTTTAGCTGTTGCAGCAACTACCAACCTAAACGTAGGTAATACTATACTAGGAGATACTTCTGAAAGCTCTGCAAGAGTTGAAAAAATAACGGGAACTACTTTGCACCTTACCGGATGTACAGGAGACTTTATTAGTGGGGAAACTATTCGAAGTAATGATAATACTCTTGAATATGTCAGTACTGCTCAAGGAGCTATTGTTACAACTCCGGGATTTTTAAACAATCTTGCTCCTCGAGTTATGCCTTTTGGCAGCTTTCCCACTGCGAGGGTTTTTCAGTGATAGACGAAATTTTGCTTCATGTAGAAAAAGAGTATCCTAAAGAGGCGTGCGGCCTTATAGTTTTCGATGGCAAAGAAGAAATATGGATTCCCTGTAAAAATGTATCAGAGTTTCCTGAAGAAGAATTTTTATTTGATCAACGAGAGTTTATTAACGCTCAAATACACTATGATATACTAAAAATAGTGCATAGTCACTCAGACTCTAGTGCGGACCCAAGTCCTCATGATAAGTCGGCTTGTAAAGCTATTAAAATACCTTATCTTATTATTGGATGGCCCGAAGGGGATATTAGAGAGATTTTACCAAATGAATAGAAACGTACACCTTCTTGGAGAGTTAGATCAATTTGGAAGTAATTGGCAGATGGAGGCGGCATCTATCTCAGATATTATTCGTCTCATAGACTGTCAGGCAGACGGATTTAGAAAATTTTTAATTGATTCAGCTGAATCAGGGCTGGATTTAGCTATAGTAGGAAAAGATTTTTTAGTAACAGAGCCTGAAGAACTACTTTTTAATAATTTAGGATCAGAAGAGTTATACATAAGTCTAATTCCTGCAGGCTCAAGAAAAGGGTGGGGTAGAATATTACTGGGCGCAGTGCTAATAGCTTTATCTTTGGCTGTACCTATTCCTGGGGCGCAGGCGGCCGGATTTAAAGCAGCCCAAGCTCTCTCTAGCACTCTTTTAAGTGTAGGGTTAAGTATAGGGCTTCAAGGACTTACTCAGTTGCTTGCTAAAGCTCCCGATGCAAATGATGAAAAAACAAAAAGCGGGCTTTTTGATGGTCCCGAGTCTACTTTAAAGCAAGGACAGCCTGTTCCAATTCTTTACGGACAGCTACTAATAGGAGGAGCCCCTATTCATGTTAATTTAACAACGGCCTCAAGCAACCCCTCAAGGAGTGGGTACGGTA